GAATAGTACTATAAGAGGTAACATATGGATCCAGTATATAAAATTCTAAAACTAAAAAGCGGTGATGAAATGATTTGTAGTGTGGTTAAAGAGGAAAATAATGAAGTTTATTTGAATCTACCAATGGTATTTAAAACCATGATTATTCCAGATCCATATAATGGTACTCAAAAAGAAATAACAGTTCTTCGTGATTGGGTATCCTATACCAAGGATACTGAAGTATCTCTGCCAAGTGACTATATTCTTACCTATACAAGTCCAGAAGATGATGTTATTTCTTTGTACGAAAAAGAAGTAGAAAAAAAATTAAATAGATGAGTAAAAACAAACCTGATCAAGTTGTAGACAACCCAGGATTAATGCCTTATACTACAAATGTAGGTGCTCCTGCTATACAAAA